GGACAGTTTCGTACCGATATCAAGGGGATGTTTACGAAGATACTGCATACGATATAAATCAAAAATCTATTGTTGTTCGGAACTTACAAGAGCTAGGTGTTGACAGCGTGGAAGCGTTGCGATACCTGTTCCCAGATAAGACTGATACCGAACGTGAGGAAATGCTAAAAGGATTTCCTTTTAGAATGATTCAACAAACTCAAAGCGCATTCCAACAATTTTTAGTATTATTATCACAGATGTTGCAAACGCCACATCCACTTGCTCCGGATCAGCCACTAGGTGCAGATCCAAGATTAAATTTGACGCCCTTGTTATATAGGACGTTCGACCACCTTGCGCAAGAACTAACCTACTCGGGTAGCTATGAGCCAGCAGATCCAAGCTTCAATCCCGAGCCCGGTAGCCCCGGCGGTAGCAGCCCCCCAGGCGGCGCCCTCGGACCAGGGCTCAACCGCCTACCCCCAGTGGGTGGCGCAAACCAGTACCCCGGCGGTAGCTTCGGTACCTACGCTCCAAGCGCCGTCGCAGGCGCAACAGGGTACGGGCCTTTCTACCAGCAACCAGTACAACCAGTATCCGTCCGCGTCCTCCCCGTCGAATCCGTGGGAAGCAGCGATGGGCAGCCTGGAGCGGGTGGTCTCACGAATGTCCCCCTTCCCCAGCCAAACAGCACAGTCTCCGCAGTACCAAACAACGGCGCAGGCTACTCCTCAGTACAGTCCGAATTTACAGGGCCAACCCTGGGCTTATCAAGCCCCTACGGCAGCGCCGACCTACTCCAACAACGCATCTACGACCCAAACTTCCTCACCGACTTCTACGGTAGGACAACAAACCCCCCAGCTAAGCGCCGCAACCGTTCAGGTCGTTAACCACTTCGGTATCGAAGCTCCTGGGATTCTGAACCAATATTCTGTAACTCTGGAAGATGCTCTGATCGCTCAAAATGAGCGGATGGAAGCTATCGCTACTCGCGGTGCTGCCATGGAGCATATCTTGACTGATCCCGATCAGTTGGCCGATTACACAAATCGCTTCTTCACCGAAGTGTACCCTGTGGACGCCGACGAGACCTCTTACCAGCCTCAAGCGGGTTACCAACCCCGTTATGACATGCCTGCCGTTCCTGCTTCTGCTGGCGGCCCTGTGCGTCAAGATCCCGGCACTCAATGGGAAGGTTTCTCCAACACCATGAATCAAAACCCCGAGCAGGCGTGGCGATTCTTGAGCCAAATGAGCCCTGACGCTTTCCGTCAGAAGCTCCTGTTCCTGGATGCTGCTTGATAGCTTCCGTTGAATGAAAAATAAACCCTAGTTCGCTTAAAACACGAATTAGGGTTATTTTTTTATACCGCAACTTGCAAGTTTTGTTATGGCTCCCTTTAAATCAGAAGCTCAACGTAAACTTTTTTACGCAAAAGCCGAACGTGGGGAAATTCCTGAGTCTACCGTCCGGGAATATGAGCACGAAACCCACGGGAATCTACCTGAACACGTCAAAGCAAAAAAGAAAGCCCAGAAGTATACTGAAAATAAAGGATCCTGATCATGGTTCAACATATAGGACACTCTCGGCGTCGTTCCGAGCCTAATTCTCCAGAGCTTATTGCTCAAATTGAAGCATTGCAAGCCGAATTAGCTGCATTTAAGAACGAATATCAAACCGATATGACAAATGTTGCTTTAGATATGGCTAAAATTGATGAAAAAGCAACTCCACCTGTTGCTTAATTTGCTGTAAGTATAATTTAAGTAGCCCTAAGCACGAATCTCGTGGGTTACATTTCGCTGGTCAATTATAAGTACGACACAGGTCCACACCAGCTTCAAGGTGGACCAAATCATACAGATGATAATCTTTTACTTACTCAAAAATATCTAGTAGTTTCTAGTGGGTACATTGATTCATTAGGAAATCAAGTTTCTTGGTACGGAGTTAATGACGTAGGCAACGATTATGGGCGTCCTGTTATTGGACCTCCTAATTCTGGTGCTTATGTAGTAGATGCTTGGCGAGCTGTACCTACTGCTGTCTCTGGCTTTTGGTCTGACTACGATTATAAATATTATTCACCTAGTGGTGAACTGAGCATATATAACGGTTTCCGTGGATACACCACCCAGACGATTGCAAATGCAAAAGTTTTAACTTCTTATAACCCGCAATACGGTGTGCGGGATATGGGAGCCTATACCTATTACGGCGGGTACGCACCTTCGACCCAAACATACGATCCCTATAACACACCTGCTTCTTTAACTACTTCGGAAGGTACTACGGGTGGCGGTGTTAGTCACCCACGTCACATGGGTGCTCTGTTAACTACAGAAGCTGTTGCAGGAGCAACTACAGGATCTCGTACCGAGTGGGTATATAACCCTCCGGTTTACTGTCAGACTTTTACCGAAAGTTACTATACGGGTATTCCCGGTTTTATGGGCGCTCCGACTCACTACATGTATCGAGGTAAGTCCTCTAGGTATGCTTTTAACCTAGGTTCTATTTACGGCGTGGGTGGTGAGGGTATTCGCGCTCTTCCTCATCGGTTTAGCCCTTCAGTCAATAGTAGTAATCAGAAAAGCATTTAACGCTATAAACGCGACAAGTAGTACACTAGTTACATAAAAACAATTTAAAATAAGAGAGTAGTTTTTCGGAGATTGACGCTTTGTTCGTCGATAATGATTTTCCGAAGCTGCTCGGTGCCGAACTGTACCGTCCGCATCCTGCGTACGTTGTAGAGATGGCTGCGGAGCCTGTAGTCGTTCATGACTTCAGTAAGCAGCCAGGGCAGACTGTGCAGCTTGACAGGTACAGGTTCTGGGGAAACCCAGGCAGCAAGGAATCACGTGAGCGTACTGCAGAGCAAACCATCGGTACTGCTAGCAGCCGCAACATCGTTAAGGATAAGGTACTCGTAACTCTTCGTGAGTATACAGGTCCTGCAGATCCTAACGATCCTACACAGGCTAGCACTTTCAAGATCGCACGTGAGACACTGATTACCGCTCAGCGTTTGCTGCTCGATACCGGTAACCTTACTGCGTTCCACCAATCCATTGGTAGCCTTACCCTTCTGGATGACTATCGCCGGTGGCGCGATCGGGTGTTCATCAACGAACTCCTGAAAGCTGTTTCTAAGGGCAAGTCTTCAGATACCCAAGGTGGTTACTACTACCCTGGCGATTTGGCTGTTGGTTCTTTGACCTACACCAACTCTGAGCAAGCCAAGTTTGACGTTAAGGATGACCTTCTTCGGGTGGTCAAATCCCTACGTAAGCGTAATACCCCCACCTACCAAGATGGGTTCTACCGTTGCGTTTGCGATCCTACCTTCCTGATGCACCTGCGTCAGAACTCTGACTTCCGTGAGGTGGCTCGCTACCCCGGCAACGGTCAGATCAATCCCCTCATGTCAGCTATGCAGCCTAACGCTGCTATCTACATGGGTCAAGGTTTCGGCCAAGCTACTTTCGTGGCTGGCGAACCCATCATGCCTACTGGTTTCGTTTTTGAAGGTGTGCGATTCTTTGAATCCACCAACATGCCTTCCCAAACTGCCTCGGCAACCATCGGCGGCACTGCGTCTACTTACGACAGTGCAATTGGTATGTTCTTCGGTCCTCAGGCTGTTGGTGTTGGCATCGGTGGCAACAATGCCCAAGTGTTGCTCAACAACAACGACGATTTCAGCCGTTTCATCATGATGATTTGGAGCCTGTACGCAGGTTTTGAACTTCTGAACGCTGACTTCGTGTCTGTTGCCTACTCATTCAACGTTTGAGGAGGTAATTAACCATGGCTACTAACTCTAACCAGCTTCAAGTTTCCAAGATCTATCCTGGGAACTACACCAACGTTCTTCGTTACTGGCACGACGAAAAGTCTTTCCAGTTCCGTAACGCTAACGACACCGAAACCACCTACAGCAACCAGCCCATCGGCGGTCCTGTCGGCGTGGTGTTTCAACCTGGCTGGGTTGCCCAACAAGCTATTGGCTACGTCGATCTGTCGTTCCAAGCTTTGGGTACCAACCAAATCGACTATTACACCCAGGCTTATAGCTCGGGTCTGAATAGTGCTAACGTCGCGTTCACCAACGCCGCTGTAATCATTCCTTCCCCGGATGCTTACAAGGATGTTCGTGCCGACATTACTGACGGTGTTAAAGTACCTTCTGGTGCTTACGTGTATCGTCTATCCGTTCGTGTTGACGGCGGCGACGTGATCAGCAGCGGTGTTGGTGGTGGTACTACTACTCCCACTCTGGGCCTTGGTCCCGCTGTGGGTGTTGGTCTTAATACCACGCCTTCTGCCTCTGGTTTCTTTGTTACCCTTGCTGGTAGCAACAGCCGTATTGCTAACGGCGCCTTTAACACCAATAACGTGTGGAACAGCTCTACTCTGTATCGGACTGGTACCGAAACTCAGTATAAGCTGTTTGCCGTTACCAACCTTGGTGGTGCCGCAGCTTCCGGTCTGGCTCAAGCCTCCGGTGTGTTCGATCCTCGGGCTGCTAACGGCAGGCTCAGTGGCAAGAACAAGGCTCTGGCTGTTTGCGAAGTCTGCTGGGTTCTGGCTGACGACGCTCCCGGTCGTGACGATCTGGCCCTCCAACCTGCTGGTTTGGTGGAGTCAAACGTTTACACCTCTACCGTTCCTGCTTGATCTTTTTAGATCAAATACTGCCCCCTCTTCGGAGGGGGTTTTTTATTGCTCTGTTAACTATTTAATTTCGTAATATTTTCGTATTTGCTCTAACCTGGCATCGGGATCTAACTTAAATTCATTTCTTATTTTAGTAAGATCTGGATTATTTCTGTCCGCTATCAAAGCTCCAATATTTGTAGGGTCTGTTATTTTTAAAATGTTTGCAAGTTTTGCCATTGTTTCTACGCTAGGCCCCGTGCCCGTGAGTGGGTTTAGCCCAACTGAATTTGTAATATTGTTTTTCCTAGCTGCGTTTACGGATTCTTGTAACAAAGAGGGGGCCGCCATTGCTGCGACTCCCACCGGGGTAAATCCTACTAATGCTGCTGTTCCTATAGCAGATGCTCGGTCATCGGCTCTTTTGGGAGGCATAACCTCCCTGGCTTGCTTATCAGCCAGATAAACATTTAAAAATTCTGCGGCTGGAGGCACAACTTTATGTAATGCCGCAGATCCAAGTTTTAGCATCCAATTTGGAATACCCATTTTTTCTAAAACACCTACCTAAATTATAATCTGTTAGTAAACTAACTCTAGACACTACCCACATAATGACTGTCGCTCAACTTCAAGAGGTTGTTTTTAAGCCCAGCGGGGTCAAAGTTGTAATTTTGAGTGAGCATGACGAAGGAGAGTACAAAATGGTGCGCTCCGTGACTACCGGTAAAGTATTTTTTGCCCACAAGGGTCAAATTGAAGTTGTAGAAGCTACAGAAGAGAAAACAAGCGCAAAACCCGCCTTAAAACGCCGTGGTCGCCAGCTTATTCAACCAGAAATTCCCTTTGAGAATCGTGTAAACATCAATAGTGCTACCCCGGAACGTCTAACTCAAGTCCTTAAAGGTGTAGGAATTAAGACAGCGGTAGAAATTAAGGAATTACAACAGTCGATGCCCGGTGAACGCTTCACCAAACTGGACCAGTTGAAGGCAATCAGCAGAGTTGACTGGACTGAAGTTCTGGAAGGCGGTGTTGTTTATGTTGAATAATCAATTTATTTAATATTTTACGCAATTAGAATAGAAGTACATAGCGGTAGGGTGTCGTGTCTCAATTCTCGCAAC